GTTTGACATCCATGGCGATGGCGCCGAAACCCTAGTCGGCTACAGCGTTAACATTGTGTGCACCAACCTGCATTATGGCGACTTGCTAATGTGCCAGAATGACTTGCTCTTTGTGCGCAAGTCACACCGGCGCGGCATGACCGGCATGCGGCTGATTACGGCGACCGAGCGCGCCGCCAAGGATCGAGGTGTCAAGATGATGCTGTGGCACGCCAAGCCTGGTACAACCCTCGATCGGATGCTCCCAAAGCTGGGCTACGAGCCGTTTGAAACTATCCACTATCAGGTGCTTTAATGGTCCAAGCTATTGCAGCCGCCGCCGCTGTCGCTACCGCTGGCGCAACCGTTGCGCAAGGGCGTCAAGCGCAACGTGCTCAACGCAGGGCCGCCGATCAGGCTACCATGCAAGCCGAAATGCAACAGAGCCAGGCCGAGCGCGAGTTCAACCGCGCGAACCAGAAAAGGCCAAACATCGCAGCGCTCGCCGCACGCAATCGCGTTATGAGCGGCGGTGGCGTTGGCGGCACATTTCTGACCGGCACAATGGGCGCGCCCACTAGCAGCGGCATGTTGGGCCGCACGAGCTTGCTTGGATCATGATCCCCAAAACCGACATGCTGCGCCGCTGGACGGCGCTTCAGACCGAGCGGTCTAGCTGGATCGCCCATTGGCGCGAGCTGTCGGATTATCTGCTTCCTCGCTCGACGCGGTTTTACAAGAGCGACCGGAACAAGGGAACGAAGAAGCACAACGCCATCTTTGACAGCACGGCTTCACGCTCCCTGCGCATCCTGTCAGCCGGCATGATGAGCGGCATGACCTCGCCTGCTAGGCCATGGTTTCGCTTGGCTTTGCCCGATGAAGATCTGATGGACTATGCGCCGGTCAAGTCATGGCTGGCCGAGACGCAGGGGCGCATGCTGAACGTGTTCGCTCGCAGCAACACCTACCTCATGCTCCATGCGTGCTACGAAGAGCTTGGCGCGTTTGGCACGAGCGCTTCTGTCATCATGGATGATTATGACGCCCTCATCCATCACTACCAGAGCCCCGTTGGCGAGTTCGCCTTGGCCACGGATTATCGCGGAAACGTCAACACGATTTACCGCGAGTTTGAGAAAACCGTTGCCGAGTTGGTTGCCGAGTTTGGGTATGATCAGTGCTCACGCACCACGCAGGCGCTCTACAACTCAGGCAATCTTGATGCGTGGGTGCCGATCATCCACGGTATTGAGCCCCGCAGCGATCGCGATGCACGCAAGGCCGATGGTAAGAACAAGCCATGGCGCAGCGTGTACTTCGAGCCAGGGCGCGAGGATGCAGGCGACAAGGTGTTGCGCGAGAGCGGCTATGATCGCTTCCCCGGCCTCGCTCCGCGCTGGCACAAAATGCCTGGCGATGTGTACGGCAACAGCCCCGGCATGGAGGCCCTTGGCGACATCAAGCAGCTCCAGCACGAGCAGCTGCGCAAGGCCAACGCCATCGACTATCAGACCAAGCCGCCCTTGCAGGTGCCAGCTGGAATGAAGGGGCGCGACTTGGATTACCTGCCTGGCGGCGTGACCTACGTTGATGCGCCCGGCGCGCAGAACGCGGTATCGACCCTGTTCAACGTGCAGCTGGACCTGCAACATCTGCTCTTCGATATCCAAGACGTGCGCGAACGCATCCGTGGCGCGTTCTACGCCGATCTCTTCCTCATGCTGGCCTCAACCGTTCCAGGCCGCATGACGGCGACTGAGGTGGCCGAGCGGCACGAAGAGAAGCTTCTCATGCTAGGCCCTGTGCTTGAGCGCCTGCACAATGAGCTACTCAAGCCCTTGATCGACGAAACCTTTACCCGCATGGTGCAGGCCGATCTTATTCCGCCGCCGCCTGAAGCGTTGCAGGGCGTGGAGTTGGACGTAGAGTTCGTCAGCATGCTCGCCCAAGCGCAGCGGGCGATCGGCGTCAATGGCGTGGATCGCTTTGTCGGCGCTCTTGGCGCGGTGGCTCAAATGCGCCCTGAGGTGATCGACAAGATTGACGTGGACAAGTGGGCTGACAGCTATAGCGACATGCTTGGCGTCGATCCTGACATTATCGTCGCATCCGAGAACGTGGCCATCATCCGCCAGCAACGCGCCCAGGCCCAAGCCCAAGCTCAACAGATGCAGGCCGCGCAGATGCAGGCCGATGCAGCCGCCAAGCTTGGCACGGTCAAGACCGATGAGAAGAACGCCGCTACCGATCTCATCAACCTTTTTAGCGGCTATGGAGGAACCTGACATGCCTGGAATGAAACCCTACGGAGCCAAGCCCGCCGGCAAAGGCGGAAGAATGACACCCCCGCGCACGCCTCGTCGCCCCGCGCCATCTCGCAAAGGAAAGTAAGCCATGGGTGCGCCCGTCGTTTCACAAGCGCTTGAGACGCTCACAGCCACGATCGAAAACGGCGGCAGTTTGTCCGGCGCTGTGGATCTTGGCGGGCGCAAGCTCGTGGCGATCGACATGCCGTCGTCGTGGACGGCCGCGTCGTTGACCTTCCAGGCCAGCGTGGATGGCGTCACCTATGACGACCTGTACGATGGCGCGACTGAACGTGCGTTAACAGTCGCCGCTTCTCGCTACTTGGCGCAAGCCATTGGCGATTGGGTAGGCGTGCGGTTCCTGCGCATTCGCTCTGGCACAGCCGGTTCGCCGGTTAACCAAGGCGGCGCGCGTGTCATTACCTTGGTCGTGCAGCCGTGAGCATTCTGGCGCTTTGGCTTAAGCGAGGCTTTATTGGGGAACGGGCAAGCCCTGGCGGGTCCGTGGCCGAAGAAATTGTAGCGCGTACTGGCGTGGTAATTGTAGCCCGTGATGGCTCAACGATTGTGGGGCGTGACCTATGAGCACTATGCCAATCTATGCCCTTGTCGATACGTGGAACGCCTCCGGCACGACCTTCACCGGCATAGGCTTGAACGTCACCGACACCGCCTCCGCAGCGGGCAGCCTGCTGCTGGATTTGCAGGTGGGGGGAACGAGTCAGTTTAAGGTGAGCAAAGGCGGCGCTGTAACTGCGCTGGGCCGCGCTACCATCGACACCCTTACCATCGGCCTTGGCGGCCAGACGGCTGTGGCGAGCAATACCGCACTTGGCTTTGAGGCGTTAAACAGCGCCAGCCTCACGGGCATACGAAACACAAGCGTTGGATATCAGGCGCTGCGAGCAGTAACGACAGGCACGCCAAACACAGCCGTGGGCGCTTATGCCTTGACGGTTGCTACAACAGCGCAAAATTGCACAGCCGTGGGAAGCGAGGCCCTTTATAACTGCACGACGGCAAACGGAAATACAGCAGTTGGAAAAGATGCTTTACAAGGCACTACGACTGGCGCGCTTAATACAGCGATAGGTTTTCAGGCCGCAAGAGAAAACACAGGCGGCGAGCACAATGTCGCTATTGGGTTTGACGCACTGCGCCGGTTTAACGCAAGTTACAACACAGCGGTGGGTTACAGGGCTTTACGTGGCGGTGACGCCACTACTGCCAACAACACCGGGACAAACAATATCGGCATCGGGTATCAGGCCGGGGATGCGATCACCACGGGCTCGACCAATATCGTAATTGGCTACGACATCGACGTGGACAGCGCCACAAGCAGCAATCAGATCAACATTGGGGACAGGTTCTTCCACGACCGCATCCGCCTTCTGGAGCGTACTAGCGACCCCGCCAAGCCCGCTGAAGGCAATATGATTGTCTGGTTGTCTGACGGCACCGGGCTTGGCGATGACGGCGACGTCATCATTTCATCGACCGCAGGCGGCGTAACTAACTACGCCGTCCTCTTTGACCACAGCGCAGGGACACTCTGGCCATGATCCCAACACCTGAAAAGATCGCACGCCACTACAGCGCCATGCTGGACAGCGTCACGCTGATCAACAGCCTCGTGCCAACCACGGACGCGGATGATCTCGACACGCTCGACCGCAATGTCCGTCACCTAGAGCACATGCTGCTCAATGACTGGTGGGCAGGCTATGACCTTGCACTGATCAACGCAGCAATCACGGCAGGCAAACAATGACCCTCGACCTCACCCCCGCCCAATTCCAGGTGCTCGCTGGCCTGCTTGACGCAGCGATCAAAACCCTCGGCATCCGCGCGATGGAGGATGACGTCGTCAGCCTAATGCAAGCGGTCAAAGCGGCGGCGCAAGCGCAACCCCAGCAGATGGACGAAGCGGCATGAGCAAAGCGCTTGAAAACGTAAAAATCCTTAGCGCTATTGCAAAATATGTGTACGTTACTGAATATGGCGCTGTTGGTGACGGCGTTACGGACGATGGGCCAGCATGTCGTGCGGCGGTTGCTGCGGCGGTTGCCGCGGGCGGCGGCACGGTTTACTTTCCGCCTGGCAAATATCGCCTTGTGAAAGACCCGCTCGACACCACAGGTAATTCCTGTTTGACATTGCCCGGCGGCGTTAACCTCGTCGGCGATGGCTATGCGGGTTCTAATCCGATTGCCACGTCAGCGCCATCAATTGGCACGACGCTTGTCCCAGGCGGCGCGTCAACTACGCTTATCCGCATCACTGGTATGTATAACAGCGTGTCTAATATGACGCTGTTCAATGAAGCGGCGCACGCATCTACAAGCGCAATCCGGCTTGCGCCCCAAGATGAAGTACAAACATCTACCAGATCAGATACAAGCTTCAACAGCTTTAATGAGCTTTACGTCAACAACTTTGATGAAGGCGCCGTTCTCCGTCCGGGGCCGACCGTAAGTGGCGCTGACTCGTATTGTTATTACAATACGTTTAGAAATATGGTGTTCTTTAATTGCCGCATTGGTCTGTGGCTAAAAGAGCCGCCAACTCAACCGGGCAGCGGCCCAAATCGCAATACGTTCATCTCCATGCGGTTTGGCGGAAACTCTATTGGTAACGTAGGCGTTTATATAGAGGCAGGGGACACGAACAAATTTATTGCGTGTTCGTTTGAAGGTTTGCAGTACGGAGTTAGCCCTCAAAACCCGCCGACCGCCATTTACATTGCGTACAATTCCGCGACGTTTGCCGCGTCTGACAATATGTTTTTTGGGACGATTGTAGAAGCTTGTACGCGCGCAGTTACAAATGTAAACGATAGACTTGAGTTCCACGGTGCTTTATTTTTTCCTATTACGACACACGAATTGGCCGTTTCGTCGGTAACAGGATTTGCGGTTGGTCAAGCTGTCACTGCAACCAATATGTCAGCAGGCACAGTGACATTTGTTGCAACCTCACCTAACCGCGTGGGGGTAAAACGCACGGGCGGCAGCGGCGTGATTAGCGGCACGCTTTCGAACGGAACAAACACTGCAACGATAACAAGCGCAACCGTTGAAACTGGTGTGGTCAATGTGTCGCCCACCGGGGCCTTATCGTTGCTCACGGACCCGCGAACGGGCGCGCAAGTAAAAGCGGTTGGCACAAATCGCGCACCAACAGTCGCAGGCGATTTTTATTCGCCTGCATCGGACATTGTTGTCAAAGCAAGTACGGAAACAGGAGGGGTTCCTGAATTTCGGATTGATACCGGGACCGCTTATGGCCTGTATAGCTTTTATTCTTCCGGGGCTAAGCAGTGGTCTATTGGCGCCCAAGCTACTGGCGTCGGGAATATAAGCTTTTTCAACTCTTCGGACACTGTTCTGTGTCAGATACGGCAGAACGGTGAGCTACGGCCTGGGGCAAATAACAGTTACGACATTGGTTCGTCCGGCAATGTGTGGGCAAGCACTTACTCAACTAATTTTCGCCCCGGCGACGGGTCGCCAATTTGGACTTCTGGCGCGGGCTCGCCTGAAGGGGCCGTGGCCGCGCCAGTCGGCTCTTTGTTTACGCGCACAAATGGCGGCGCAGGCACGACGCTTTACGTCAAAGAAAGCGGCAGTGGAAACACAGGCTGGGTGGCAAAGTAAGGAAAGACCATGCCCTTTAAACGCGGCTCATCGAGCAAGACCATCAGCTTAAGCTAAGGATGAACCGGAATAATGACCAACGTCATCGACGCCCCCATTGTCACCCGCCTATCGCTTAACCCAGAGCGCGTGCTGGAAGCCGCCCTTGGCAAGCTGAGCGATGTGGTCATCATTGGCTACACGCATGATGGCGAAGAGTACTTCGCATCGTCCGAAGCCAACGGCGCGGAAGTGGTGTGGCTGTTGGAGCGGGCTAAGCTTCAGCTTTTGCGCATGGGGGACGGCGACAATGCCTCTTAAGCGCGGCTCATCCAAGGCGACGGTAAGCGCTAACATCCGCACCGAAATGGCGGCGGGCAAACCGCAAAAGCAGGCGGTGGCGATTGCTTTGTCCAAGGCTGGAAAGAGTAAACCGAAAACAAAGCGTTAACACAAATGACCGACTTCGACCCCTTCGACATCCAAAGCGCCCAGGCCCGCGACAATGATCGCCGGCACGCGGCGGCTATGGAGCGTCGCGCGGAGGCTGAAGATTGGTCCTGGCTCCTCGCCAGCAAGCGAGGCCGGCGCATTGTAAAGGAGCTTCTCGACGTGTCTGGCGTGGCGAGATCGAGCTTCACCGGGTCCAGCGAGACCTTCTATCGCGAAGGCCAGCGCGCCATTGGGCTGCATATCTTGCGCCAAGCCTGGACCTACGCGCGCGAAGAAGTGCCAAACCTACTGAGGGCTGACGATGAGTAACGAAACGACACCAGAGACGTTGATGACCGCCGCAGAGATCACCGCAGGCGAGCCATCTACGACGGCCAGCGCCACCGATGCATCGGTGACTGGCGACCAGCAGCCGGAGACCGGCAGTAGCACGCCACCCGCGGAAGACCAGCCCGCGACCAGTGGTGAAGAGGTTGACTATGCTTTCACCTTTGAAGGGGACGTCGATGTTGACGCAACCTCCCTCGAAGACCTGAAGGCCCTAGCCAAGGATCTTAAGCTACCGATCGATCAGGCGCAGAAGATTGCCGATCTTGGCCAGAAGCAAGCTCAGCGCTGGCTTCAGGCCCAAGAGCAAGCGATCCAAGACGCCACGGCCCAGTGGGTTGAACAGGTCAAGACCGACAAGGAGCTTGGTGGAGAGGCGCTTAACGCCAATCTGGCCACGGCCAAGACGGCCTTGACCCGCTTCGGATCTCCTGAGCTGACAAAGCTGTTGGACGAAAGCCGCCTCGGCAATCACCCGGAGGTTATCCGGTTCTTTCACCGCGTCGGCAAGGCCATCGGAGATGATAGCCTAGTGCCTGGAGGCAGGACGACCAATCGCCCCGCTAACCCGGCGCAGCGTCTCTACGACAACTCTAACCTCTCATAACGTAATGATGTAAGGATACAGCCCCATGGCAACCCTTTCGACTATCCACCCCACGCTGATGGACGTGGCCAAGCGCCTCGATCCGGACGGCAAAATTGACACTATCGTTGAGATCCTCGCGGAGACCAACGAAATCCTCGAAGACATGGTCTGGATGGAAGGCAACCTGCCGACCGGCCACCGCACCACGATCCGTTCAGGCCTTCCGGCCCCGACCTGGCGCAAGCTCTACGGCGGCGTGCAGCCGACGAAGTCCCGCACCGTGCAGGTCACGGACACTTGCGGGATGCTCGAAGCTTACGCCGAAGTGGACAAGGCCCTTGCCGACCTTAACGGCAACACGGCTGCGTTCCGCCTGTCTGAGGATCGCGCCCACATCGAAGGCATGAACCAAGAGTTTGCGTCTTCGTTGTTTTACGCCAGCGAGGCCACCGCGCCTGAGGAGATCACGGGCTTTGCCCCGCGCTTCAATCTCAGCACGGCTGAGAACGGCGAGAACATCATTCGCCAAAGCAATGCCCAACCGGACGGCACTGACAACGCATCGATTTGGCTGATTTGCTGGGGTGAGAACACCTGCCACGGCATCTATCCCAAGGCGTCTATCGGCGGCTTGCAGATGACCGACAAGGGGCAAGTGACCATCGAAAACATCGACGGTTCCGGCGGGCGCATGGAAGCTTACCGGACCCACTATCGCTGGGATTGCGGTTCTCCTC